CAGCATCAGGCATCAGTACTGAGCTTAAGAGTGTCAGCATGACTGACGGAGTTGGCAACGCCGTTACCTTCGGCAGCTCTTGGGAAATGCTCAAGGTGGAAGGCCGTTATGGCATCCCCGCCCAGCAAGACGCTTACCAGCTCGAGAGCGTGCTGATTCGTACCGAAGGCGACAAGGCTTTCCTTCCCACACGCTGCGGCTTCACATGGGACGAGCAGGCCAATACTGCTACAGCCCTCGAAATCAAGCACGTCACCAGCCTTGAGGACATCACCACAAGCATCGACGACCTTCAGGCCAAGAACGCTACGGTTGACGTTTATGATGCACAGGGTAAGCTGGTTCTCTCGAAGACCAACATCACCTCTGCCAAGCAGAATCTGCCCAAAGGCATCTATGTTGTCAAGGGCAACAAGTTTGCGGTTAAGTGAGCGGAAAGCCAAACTCGTTTGAGCTTTTCCGAACGTGAGCATACTCGACAAAGTCAAGTTTGCGGTTAAGTAATTTCCCCTTCATACTTAAAGTTGAGAAGCTTCCTCTTTCGCAGAGGGAGCTTTTTTTGTCCGCTTTTGTCATATTCCTGTCAGCCTGTCACACTTTGGCACGGCCTTTGTATGATAAGGGCAGACCTGTGAGGCCTGTTAAGCCCATAGGACCCAACAAATAGAATTATAAACTTAAAACAATACAATTATGGGAAAGATTATTGGAATTGACTTGGGTACCACAAACAGCTGCGTATCCGTATTCGAGGGCAACGAGCCCGTAGTTATTGCCAACAGCGAGGGCAAGCGCACAACTCCCTCCATCGTGGCATTCGTTGAAGGTGGCGAGCGTAAGGTGGGCGACCCCGCCAAGCGTCAGGCCATCACAAACCCGAAGAAGACCATCTTCTCAATCAAGCGCTTCATGGGCGAGACCTATGACCAGGTGCAGAAGGAAATCGCTCGCGTACCTTATAATGTAGTACGTGGCGACAACAACACCCCGCGCGTCGATATCGACGGACGTGCCTACACGCCTCAGGAAATCAGCGCCATGATTCTGCAGAAGATGAAGAAGACGGCCGAGGACTACCTCGGACAGGAAGTGACAGAAGCCGTTATCACCGTACCCGCCTACTTCTCCGACTCTCAGCGTCAGGCTACGAAGGAAGCTGGTCAGATTGCTGGCCTCGACGTGAAGCGTATCGTCAACGAGCCTACAGCAGCAGCTCTGGCTTATGGTGTCGATAAGGCCAATAAGGACATGAAGATTGCTGTCTTCGACCTCGGCGGCGGTACATTCGATATCTCTATTCTTGAGTTCGGCGGCGGCGTGTTCGAGGTGCTCTCTACCAATGGCGACACACACCTCGGCGGCGACGACTTCGACCAGGTTATCATCGACTGGCTCGCCAATGAGTTCAAGGCAGAGGAAGGTATCGACCTCAAGCAAGACCCGATGGCTCTCCAGCGCCTGAAGGAAGCTGCCGAGAAGGCTAAGATTGAGCTCTCCAGCAGCACCACCACAGAAATCAACCTGCCCTATATCACAGCCGTAGGCGGCGTGCCCAAACACCTCGTGAAGAGCCTCACTCGCGCTAAGTTCGAGCAGCTGGCCGACAGCCTCATCCAGGCTTGTAAGGTTCCCTGCCAGAAGGCTATGCAGGACGCAGGTCTGAGCAACTCAGACATCAACGAGGTCATCCTCGTGGGCGGCAGCAGCCGTATCCCAGCCGTGCAGAAGCTCGTGGCCGACTTCTTCGGCAAGGAGCCCAGCAAGGGCGTGAACCCCGACGAGGTGGTTGCCATCGGCGCCAGCATCCAGGGTGCAGTCCTCACAGGTGACAAGAGCGACATCGTTCTGCTCGACGTAACGCCTCTGTCAATGGGTATCGAAACGATGGGCGGCGTCATGACACGCCTCATCGAGGCCAACTCGACCATCCCCTGCAAGAAGAGCGAAATCTTCTCTACCGCAGCCGACAACCAGACAGCCGTCACCATCCACGTGCTGCAAGGCGAGCGTCCTATGGCTAGCCAGAACAAGAGCGTCGGCCAGTTCAACCTCGACGGTATCGCTCCCGCACGTCGTGGCGTGCCTCAGATTGAGGTGACCTTCGACATCGACGCCAACGGCATCCTGAACGTGAGCGCAAAGGATAAGGCTACCGGCAAGGAGCAGCACATCACGATTACTGCCTCCAGCGGTCTCAGCAAGGAAGAAATCGAGCGTATGAAGGCAGAGGCAGAAGCCAACGCCGAGAGCGACAAGAAGGAGCGCGAGAAGGTTGACAAGCTCAATCAGGCCGACAGCATGATTTTCCAGACCGAGAACATGCTCAAGGAGAGCGGCGACAAACTGCCTGCCGACGTGAAGAGCGAAGTGGAGGCAGCCCTTGCCAAGATGAAGACCGCTCACCAGACACAAGACCTCGCAGCCATCGACGCAGCCATGAACGAGCTGCAGACCGCAGCAGGTAAGATGTACCAGGCTCAGCAGCAGGCAGGAGCCCAGGCAGGTCCTCAGGCTGGTCCCGACATGAGCGGCTTCACCGGCGGCGGCGCCAACCCCGGCGGCAACAACGGCGGCCAGCAAGGTCCCGACATCCAAGACGCCGACTTCGAGGAGGTCAAATGAGACGCATAAGTAAAGACATAACAAAACACTATCAAATGGCGTGTAGCTCAATGAGTTACACGCCATTTACTTTTTATAGGCTCATGTTTTCTATGTGCTTATTCTGCCTTTTTTTACGGCTTTTTTGTTACATGCTTGTAGCACGACTAAAATGTCGACCAAGTTCGACTAATTACGACTTATCCATACTTATTCCTACTTAATAGTAGATGAAGTACAGGATGATTTACTGACAAAATGCAAGTATAACATTAAGGATGCATACTCATATTAACTAATAAAAGTAACAAAAAGATGCCAAAATTAGGATTAGAAATCAAAAGGAAGTGCAAATTCTGTGGGAAAGCGTTCATCATAAAGACGCTTGACAGTATTTATTGCTGCAAGAAATGCAGCGAAGCCGCCTATGCACAAAAGAAGAGAGCAGAAGCCAAAGAAAAGAAACTGGCTTTGATTGCCAAAAGTGTTCCCAAGGTGAGAGAGTATATCTCCATCAGGGAAGCAGTAGCCATCTATGGTGTAGAACGTGAGACACTGTATCTGATGGTTCGCAGAGGTCAGATACCAAGTATCAACATTGGTACCAGGCTTACAAGGATAAGCCGTATGGATCTGGAGAAGATGTTTGTGAAGCGGCCGATAGCCAAGCACATCAAGGAAACGCCTCTGCCAAAGAAGTACAGTCTCGAACCCGAGGACTGCTATACCATCGGAGAAGTCTGCGAGAAGTATCACATCAACGACAGTTCCGTATGGGCACATGTTAGGAAGTATTCCATTCCCTCTCGACAGATTGGCAACTATGTGTATGTTCCAAAAGAAGAAATTGATAACTTATATAAATCAGAAGAATAATGAGAAAACCTTTATTACACACCAAAGTGACGGTCAAACTCCGCAAGTCGGAGTATCGTGAAGAGTGGTACCTCTACACAGAGGCGTACCCAGTACGCAATCCAGGCAGCACCAAGCCTAAGAGAGTCATTGAGGCGGTCAACCGCACTATCACCACTCCCATCTGGGACACGACTGCCATAACCGGCATTGATAGCGAAGGCAACTACAAGTACAAGCCGAAGCGCGATTCTAACGGCATCATTCAATGTACCTCGCAGTTGGACAAGGAGGCATGTCGATATGCCGACAAGGTACGTGCTTTGCGTCAGCAGGAGTACGACACCGCTGTTGTGTATTCCGATAGAGAACAGGAATTGATTGCTCAGAACGAACGTTCGGAGCAAGATTTCATTGCTTACTTCAACAGCATCATCTACAAGTGCCACCCAAACAGTTCGGATGCCATTATTGTCAACTGGACTCGTGTAGGCAAGCTGCTGTCCATCTACTCTAAGGGCAAGCCTATCCCGTTCAAGACAATCTCTGCAAAGTTGCTTGAAGACATCAAATTGTTCATGCTCTCTGCCCCGCAAGGAGGCAACAAGGGTGGCACACTTTCTCAAAACACAGCCGCCACCTACTTCGCCATCGTTAAGGCTGGTTTGCATCGTGCCTTCATCGACGAATACCTAACTGTTGACATTGCAGCCAAGGTAAAGGGCATTCCAGATATAAAGGTCAAGCGAGAGACGTTGACACATGAAGAAGCCGAAATGCTGGCCAAGACTCCATGTGAGAACGAAGTATTGAAACGTGCATTCTTCTTTGCTGTGCTCACAGGAATTCGTCTGTGTGACATCCAGGACCTCACATGGGGAGAAATAGCGCAGACAAGGAGTGGATGGCGAGTTGACTTTACCCAGCGCAAGACTCATGTGGTAGATTATCTTCCCATCAGCAAACAGGCATACTCGCTTTGTGGAGAACGAGGTGAACAAAATCAACGAGTATTCGAAGGACTGACAGGCTCTTCTTGGATTTCCCGTCCATTGAAGAAATGGATTGAAGCATCGGGTATCAAAAAGCATATCACATTCCATTGTGCTCGCCACACCTTCGCCACCCTGCAGCTTGAACATGACACCGATATCTATACTATCAAGGGAATGCTTGGACATACCAACGTGAAAACAACTCAGATTTATGCTCACATTGTTGACAAGAGCAAACGTAATGCTGCCGATGTTATTCACATCGATAATCTTGATGCTGTAGATGCGCCCAAAGAAAGCATAACAGCCATTTAACCCTCTATATTTATCTTTATCAAGCCTCCGAGTTTTCGGGGGCTTTTTTATGCCTTTAGCATCTCTTCCGTGTTGGTTTCTATGTTCTTTTGTTCTGTCGCCATAAATCATTGTATGTGAGTTTTATAGTATGATTTTTCCTGCAAAATCATACTCGAATCTTAAGCAATTATAATATCGGCCTGTTGAAGCACGAATTTTATGGCTGTTCGTAAAATAGTGACTTACTTTGCATCGCCAAAACGCGAGAAAAGGCAGGATAAAATTTATCAAATTATATAATTACTATGGCTGATATTTACGAAATCAAAACATTGGAAGAGATGCCCAAGGCATTGTCTTACCTCATCAACAAAGTGGAGACGTTACAACAGGACGTCAACAACCTGCGCAAGAAAGAGCGCGCCAGTGAATCGCCTCGATGGATGAACATCGATGAGCTTTGTGCTTACCATCCCAGCCATCCCAAGAAGCAGACCGTCTATGAATGGGTGTCCAAGAAGACCATTCCCTATCATAAGATGACCAAAGGACTCATGTTCCTTCAATCTGAGATAGACGAGTGGTTGAAGCGTGGTGCCCAAAAGTCAGAAGAAGAGCTGCTGCAAGAAGCCAAGGCTTTTATCTTGTCAAAGAAAGGGAAAGAAGTATGATGCAAGACTACGCAACCGATTTCTGGCGCGGTATGGACGACCTGCATGGATTCTCCTTTTACCGAAAACCCATTCAGAACATCGAACCATGCCGTGCCATCACGGTGGTAGATGTCTATCGCTACCTTGTCGGTCACTATGCCAAGCCGCAGACCGACACACTCCGCTCTTTGACATCACCCACAGAAGCCAAGAAGTACAAGGCAACTCACTTTGACTACTGTACTTTCTCTGGACTGTTCCGCAAACGTAATGAGAAGGAGCTGATACTGCACTCAGGATTGATGTGCCTTGACTTTGACCATGTTGGAAATCCCGACAGGTTCAAAGAGCAACTTCTGAAGCATGACTACTTCGATACGGAACTGATGTTCACAAGTCCATCTGGCGATGGCGTGAAATGGATTATCCCAGTCGACCTGAAAGATTGGGAACATTCCCGCTATTTCAAGGCTGTAGCCAACTGCATTGCATCAACTGGATTGCCACCTGTGGACAAATCTGGAAGTGACGTGGCCCGTTCCTGTTTCCTTCCCTACGACCCACAGGCATACATTAACCCTAAATACTCGGAATATGTCGAAGAAAATATTTTCCGCCCAAGAGTGGGAGAATGCCCCTTCTAAAAAGGACTCTCCTGACAAGTCGTCTCCTATTTCCAGTTACAGCTCTTCATCTGACATACAGTCACGAGTAGAGGAAATAATCTCTGAGATAGAGTCTAGGGGACTTGACATCGCGCCCAGTTACGACGAATGGGTAAAACTGGGATTTGCTCTAGCCTCAGAATTTAAAGAAATGGGAAGAGAGTACTTCCACAGGCTCAGCAGATTGCACCCTGACTATGAATTCAATACCACTGATAAGCAATACAACAACTGCCTAAACAGTAAAGGAAGTGGAATAACTCTCTCTACTTTCTTTTACCTGGCATCTAAAGTCGGCATAGAACTTTTCAAGTATCAAAAATCCATTTTACCAAATATCCAAAATGGTAATTTGGAGAATTGGATAACAGATAGTGCTAATCTGCCTACCCTGCCAGACTCGTTGTACACTTCTCTGCCTTCATTTTTCCAGGAGGTGGTAAACAGTTCTATATCCATTGAGGATCGTGGAATTGTCCTACTCGGAACGATTGGATGTTTATCTGCCTGTTTCCCCAATGTATGTGGACTCTATGATGAACATGTCGTTTATCCTATCTTATACTTATTCCTTGTAGCAGATGCAGGAATGGGAAAAGGTTCACTGAATCTATGCAGGGAACTTATAACCCCTATTAACAACAGACTGCACGAGGAGAGCAGACAGTTGATGGTAGATTATAAGGCCAAGATGGCTGAATATCAACAGAACAAAAAGAAATGTCCGGATCTAACAGAGCCTGAGCAACCGCCTCAGAAAACTTTGATAATTCCTGCAAATAGTAGCGCCAGCTCATTTGTAAGTCTGTTGTCTGATAATGACGGAGTTGGAATACTCTTTGAGACAGAAGGAGATACTTTAAGTCAAACTCTCAAATCCGAGCATGGCAACTATTCTGATATCCTGAGAAAAGGATTCCATCATGAGACAATCAGTATGAGTAGAAGAAAAGATAGAGAATTTATAGAATTGCCATTACCTCGCTTCTCCGTTGTCCTATCTGGCACACCAAAGCAGGTTCAGCGTTTGATTCCTGATGAAGAAGATGGTTTGCTCAGTCGGTTCATCTATTACTTCATTCCCTTTCGTAGAGGAATACGTAATGTCTTTGCAACAGATAGTATCAGCAACTCCAAACATGTTGCATTCAAACAGCTTGGGGAAAAATTTACCTTTATACACGATGAGTTAGCAAAACTTGGAGTTATAGAAGTTGTCGTTCCTAAATACCTCGTTCTATTATTCCATACATGGCTCACACAGCTCAATGAAAAATGTTGCGATGAGATAGATAACGGAATGCAAGGTCTGGTTCGACGGATGGGACTTATTGCCTTTCGCATGATGATGCTCTTTACTATTATGCGCACTTTTGATGACGCACCCCCAAAAACCAGATCACCGGATGGGCATCTGCTGTTCGAGTGTTCAGATACTGATTTCTTTTCTGCATTATGTATCAGCGAAACACTATTGTATCATTCCGCATACATATATGTGAAGTTATCTTCTTCTGGAATAAAGAATTCCTTGAGAGTTCCTGAATCAGGTGTCAATGCAAGGCGTTATGCTTTGTTCAACTTTCTGCCGGAATCGTTCGACAGAGCCACTTATGATAGAATCGTCGAGGAGAGACGGGAAAATGCAAGTACAGCCTCAAAATGGATTGAAAAATTCATCGAGGATGGACGACTCAAGCGAACGAGCAAAGGCAATTATGTGAAGAGTTAGAAAAGTATTAAACCGGGCGAAAGCCCACAAAAAAGAAAATTGAAATGAAGAAAATCAAATTGATTGGTTTCTCCTCTCCTGTGGAGTCGAAGAAATCTAATGCTGGCAAGAAGAGCCAGCAACGTGTGAGAACCAAGTGTCGTAACTTCCTTACATCTGATGAACTTGACAAGTTCGAATCAGTCGATGTTAGCGATAGTCCTATTTTAGAGGAATTCCAATCGCTTTTCATGGAACAGGTGTTCAGTGCAGCTCATGATGAAGATATGGTTTCCCCCGACCAATTGACTATCTATCGTAGTTCTATTGCGGAATTGCTGCATAGAGCGGGTATCGTCAGCGATTCGAAACCAAATGCTTCATACATAGAAGACCTTGGTTATCGTACTTCAGCAAAAGTACTTGGTGAATTTCACATTATTGATTACGAATTACCTAATGCAGTATAACGACTATGAAGAATTTGATTATTCCTATTGATCATCTTGTGATGTTGGCTGAACTTGATGATAAGGAAGCTGGACAGATGGCAAAAGCCATTGCCCAGTATGCCAACAAGGGTATTGCTCCTTCGTTCAGCAATAGTGCACTCAAAGCAATCTTCACTCTGTTTCGCTCCAACATTGAGGCGCAACGTGAATCTTCTGCAAAACGCAGCGAAATCAATACGACCAATGCCATGGGCAAGAAGTCGGCTGCAAAAAAGAAGGTTGTCAAGAAAGTGACATCAACTGATAGCGAATCGCAGCAAATCGCAGACGACGTTACAGAAACATCAGACGCAGTTGAAGAATCGCTCCCTCTTGATGCAATCGAAGCGGTATATCCGAAACTCGGTACTTATCGCAACGAATCGCTCTCTATTTGGGAATCATTCAGCGAAGAGAAAAAACGCAAGGCTATCGGTTACGTTCAAACCTACATCAGTCAAACGCCTAATGCCATTGACCAGATGTATTTGAACAGATACCTCGGGGCCGAACCTTGGGAGAAGTAAGCCGTAACGAGTCTGCTTGCAGACATTATAACCCTTTGGTGTAGCCTAATACCTAAAACAAGAAATTCAAGAGAATTAAAAAGATGACAAAGGAATATAGAACCTTAATAATAAGCGTGTTATGCAAATGTAACAAATTCCTTTCGTTTCCTTAAAAATCCTTATAATTACCAATATTTGTTACTCATATTTGCGACATTCAAATTATTTTTGTTATCTTTGCACTCTATTTCTGATCATCTACATTTTGAAATAGTATGGGCAAAGAAAGGAAATACAGCAAAGAGCCAGTTAAATTGTGCCTGAGAAATCGCAAAGACGGACATCAGGTCATTTATCTGGAAATCTATATTGAAGGCAAGCGCACCTATGAGCGTTTGCCCGACTTGGTATTGGTTCCCGAAACCTACCAGAAATCAATAAGGAAAAACGATGCGACTCTCAAAAAGGCAGAAGTGATATGCCGTAAGAGAAATCGGCAACTAAAGAAGGAGCTGCCCAACAACAAGTATGTCCAGAGCCAAGAGGCGGAAGCGCCACAGCTCACCTTATTTAATTGGATTGACAAGTATCGCGAAATCCAGAAAAGCCGAGGCGTTCGCAATCTCTCTATCATAAAGCGCCTCAGGAAGCTGCTCGAACTTTTCCATGATGACCTTCTCTTGACTGATGTTGATAAACAGTTCTGTCTCGACTTCATCAACTTCCTGAAGAATGAATATAAGACGAAATTCGGTAATCCTATAAGTTCCAAGTCGGGGTTTAACATAGTCAGCGAACTAAGCACCGCAATGAACACGGCTATTCGCGAAGGACAGATACAATTTAATCCAGTCAGCAAACTTACACCGACAGAGAAGTTCCTGCCCAGGGAACAAGTCCGTGAATACCTTACCATTGACGAGCTGAAGATGCTCATTCAAACTCCTTGTAAATGCGAAATCGTCAAAAACGCTTTCCTCTTTGCGTGTAACTGTGGACTACGCCGTAGCGATGTACTCGCCCTGAAATGGTCTGATATAACCATTGATAACGATGTATGGAGAGTCGGCACACGCATGATAAAGACCGAAAGGCTTGTGTATGTACCTCTGCCACTCCAGGCTCGCAGATGGATGCCGCCAAGACCTACTGAGCCTGAGAGACGAAACGACAAGGTCTTTCAGAAACTCGATATATCCAAGATTCAAGAACATCTGAAACCTTGGGCTGAATCGGCTGGCATTACAGGAAAGAACGTCTCCTTCCATGTTTCCCGGCACACATACGCCACGATGCTTCTTACATTAGGTGCTGACCTTTACACCGTAAGCAAGCTGCTGGGACATACTTCCGTCCGTCACACACAGCGATATGCAAAAATCATCAACAAGACGATAGATGATTCAATAGAACTAATTGACAAAAACTTATAGAAGATATGGCACGAAAGACATCCGCAAAGAACACCAAGGAGCCTGTAAGACTCCGGGAGAAAGAACTTGCCAATGGCGTGCGCTCTCTCTATCTTGACATCTATGTGAACGGCAAGCGCAGTTATGAGTTCCTGAAACTCTACCTCATTCCAGAGACCAATCCTCAGGCCAAGGTACAGAATGAAAACACCATGCGTGCAGCCAACACTATCAAGCTCAACCGTATTCTTGAAATCACCAATAACAAGGCAGGACTGAAGAATACATCCATCCGGGCCAAGATGTTGTTGAAGGACTGGATGGAGACATTCCGTCAGGCACAGGAGCAGAAAGGGGTCAAAGACCAGAAACTCATCCACAATACCGTCCATGCGCTCACAGCCTACAATATCAATGTCGCCATGAGGGACGTGAACAGAGATTATATTATAGGACTAACTAACTTTCTTCGCAATGACTATCGGTCTCCAAGAGGAAAAAAGCTAAAGGACTATTCTGTCATCAACTACCTCGGCTGCCTGCGCAATGCCTTCAATATGGCTGTGCGAGAGGATGTCATTGCTGACAACCCCATCATGAAACTGTCTGCGCAAGATAAGGTCAAGGCACCTGAGAGTCAGCGTGAGTACCTGACTGTTGAGGAAGTTCAACAGCTTGAAGCGACAGACAGCTCATACCCACACATCAAACAGGCCTTTCTCTTTGCCTGCTATACAGGGCTGCGGTGCAGCGATGTCAGATCCATCACCTGGGGCAAGATTGTCAAGGACGGAGAAAAGTACCGACTGCATACTGTCATGTTCAAGACAAAGCGACCTTTCTACATTCCACTGTCAAAGAAAGCCATGCAATGGATGCCGGAGAGAGGTGACAAGACTGACGATGACCTGATCTTTGAAAACATACCTGTTCAGGTCAACACAAAGCTCTACCTTCAGCCGTGGCTTGACAAGGCTGGTATAACCAAGCCCATCACCTTTCACTGCAGCCGACATACCTTTGGCACTATGATGCTCACGCTGGGTGCGGACATCTATACCACAAGCAAGCTGATGGGACATACCAAGGTAGAGGTCACGCAGATTTATGCCAAGATCATCAACAAGAAGAAAGATGACGCCGTGAGTCTCATTGACCAGGCATTCGCCTAACAATACCAAATAATTGTAGCAATCCTAAATTTCATCAATATGGACAACTATATCCAAACTCTCAATGCCGGATTGGCAAGAATGGAAGAACTAATGAAGTCGCTTCTTGTTATACCATCTGACTTCGAGACTCTTCTTTCCCTATACCTCTTATATAAAGAGCACCAGCACACCAACGCCCTGATCGACTATGCCGAAGGTGTATTGAAGTCTGGCGATGGTATCGACCGGCTGCTTGCCGATGCAACTGAATTGAATCAGTTGGTTACAAGATGCAACCAACTCTATACAGGCAATCAGGAAGCCTTCGACAACATCGACAATGATGTGCTCTTCGAGGCACACATCAAGCCATTCCGTGATGCAGAGAAGGCAGAGGCAGACATTGCCGCTCCGCTTTGGAAGGAATACCAGCGTCTGAGCAATCGCCTTGACTATCTCGCTGGTGACTCTGACGAGTTCAAGGAATTGGCACCTAAATGTGATGCAGTCAAGGCAGAGTATGACATTCACCACGCCAAGATCAATGAACTGCATCGGATATACAACGACGAGGTAAAGCGTTGCTCGGCTGCCCTGTCGTTCACGCTTGAAGACCTGTCCGTGCTGTTCTTCTACATGCAGCGCATATCTCAGACCATCATCGACACCATCACTAAACCACAAGGAGAATAGATATGGCAGAATTGAAATCGTTTCCACTTGATTACTATCGCAACTATCTGGATGTCGATGACTGTTCTCCCATCTACAACCATTGTAACGGAAAGCAATTTGAGGCAGCAACCAAGTTAGACCTTTGCGAGTTCCTGAATCTGCGCACTCCCCTTGTGCCTGTCAGAGTCCTTGACGGCGAGAAGCAGAGGATGTGCTATCTCATAAGCCAGCTCCTGAAGCATCGTGTTCCTGCCATATCTGAGATGAAAAAGCCCTGGCTCAAAGGAATCTTGGCTGCTTGCAAGATCAGCGAGTCCTACTACAAGTCACACTACAACGATGTGGATGAAAGAAGTGGCTCTGAAGCCAACAAGGAGTTCTATAGGACAGTAAAATCCATCTTGGGAAGATAAAGGCATCAAAGCGACCACACAAAAACACACGTTTACCACACAACCGCAATTTACAAAAGCGTTATATTGCTAATTATCAGCAGTATAACGCTTTTGTTTTGTATCAGAAAAACACACAAAGTCAACTTGTGACCACCTGAAAATATGGCGAAATTTGCAGTCGAAAACCATTCATAGTCAGCGGTTTGAAATCCGCAGTCTGGGATGGTATAGAACAAGAAGTTAAACGCAAATTTTGTTATATATGGAGAAAATTAAGAACCCACTCTTGACCACAGCAGAGGCAGCAGCCTATCTTGGTCTGAAGATCAGCTATCTTCACAAGTTGATGATGCGTCATGCGATTCCCTATTACAAGCCAATGGGCAAGCTCTGTTTCTTTTCACAGGCAGATCTTGACCACTGGCTTACATGCAACCGCATTGCATCGCAGAAGGAACTCGAGCAACAGGCTCAGCAGTATCTATCCACGAAACGCATGGAGAAGAAATGAGCCTGACGCCACATATCCTGACTCGACCACCTCCTTTGTCGGGGCGCACGTCGCTTGCTTCCATCGTATCAGAGGCAGCAAGTATCGAAAGAGTTTTACACCAAAGTAACTAACCCCTTTTATAAATAATGTGTATGCACGAAGATACCAAGCATATGTCCACCTTCAATGATATACCTGTTCTTCTCGCTCGTATCGACGATAAGTTAGGCATCATTGCAGCGTGGATTCAGAACGGAGCAAGCCAGCAGGATCCTCATGCCATCCTCACCATTGACGAGGCTGTGGCATTCACTGGCTACTCTAAGTCTGCCATTCATTCTGCCACATCCAAGGACACGATTCCCCACTTCAAGCGCGGAAACAAGCTCTTCTTTTTCAAGGATGAACTTGTGGAATGGCTAAAGTCGGATAGTCGCCCGAAGAGAGGCAAGAGATTTCAGGTTAATGACAACTCAAAAGAGTCGGTTGTAACCAATGGCAATCAGGAATCCGTATCGATTGCAGCAGAAATTGCAAACAATACCAATTCCGTTGAAGAAGTTATCGATACCAAATCTAATCAGGCAGAAATGGCTACACCTGTACCAGAAGAAGCCGTTCCTGCCTGTCAAAGTCCTGAAATTTTAACCCCTTCTAAGCCTCTATCGGGTGCCATGTCGGAGCAAAATGGTCCTGATGACGAGTCCAAGGAAACGTCAACAGAATCCGTTCCAACATCTGGCACCGATGTGGACAGTTGTATGGACAGACGAGAGAAAATGTGCAGTAGTAATGCCTCCCTTGCTGATGAACACATATCTAATGATAGTGTTAAACAGCAGGGAAAAGAAAATACTGTTCCTTCTTTCCCTTACTTTAGTCTTGAACGACATGATGCCACCGATGGCACCCCTGCAAAGTCTGTGATTCATTTCTTTGACAAGATACCTCACAATCAATACTACACTGTTTGCAGGATTGCCGAAGACAGACACGGCAAGCGAGTTGTCAAGAACACCGTCAGCTTTGAGTTCGCCACCTATGACGATGCTCTTCAGGCTGCGCTGGCTATCGACAAATACTTGTCGCCAACCCCTGATAATAGTAACTAATGTGACATCAAATAGCAAACCCAAACTGTCTCTTCAAACTATGCTACACTCCGTAATTCATACCTACCTATGGAATCCTGCTCCTGGCATTTCTTCACAGCATTGTGACGCTCTGCGAGAGTCGTTTTGCCGTAACGCACCAAGCGAGCTTGGTTATTGGTTAAACGGGGTACGGGAGCAAGTTTGTGTTCTGAAATTTTCAGAACTCGATGCAGCCGGTTGGGCTTCCCGTTATATATGTCACCATAACAATCAAGATTATATGGCAACACAGAAGAATTGTACCCCTGATTTATCCGAAGCCAGACGAGAGATAAAGCCCAAGGGCGGAAGACCTGCGAAGGCTGAGGAAGAGAAGAAGAAACTGGTCTCAGTTTACTTCACAGGCAAGGAGCGTGAGAAGATTACAGAGAACGCCAACGGAAGACCTTTGAGCCTTTACATCCATCACCAGACTATCTATGGAAAGGTGGTGGAGCCGATACCGAAGGAGCTGGCTGATGCCTTGAAGGACTGCTCCGGCATGTCGAACAATCTTAACCAGCTCACGATGAAGTTCAATGCAGCCTTCAAGGATTCGTCCGACAGGCGCATACAGAAGCTCATCCAACTGACACCGCAGTTAGAGTATCAGTCGCAGATGATAGGTCAGATTCTTATCCATATAGCAAGCCTATGTTCGCAAAGATAACCACGGGAAGTCTGGCGGCAGGACTGATCAACTATATGGATAATGTGAAGGAGAAGGACGCTCGCATCCTGATTGCAAAAGGGCTGTGTACTGCCAGTCACGAAGCCATCTGTGCCTCCTTCGAGATTCAGGCAAGCCGGAACCACACCGTCAGCGAGAAGATGCTTCACATCGCTCTGGCTTTCTCAGAGAAAGACAGTCACAGGACGAAGAGTGACGAGTTCATGACCGCCTTTGCCCTTGACTACCTCAAACGCATGGGATGGGATAAGACGCAGCTCATTATCATCCGGCATGATGACCACGACTATGACCACATACACATGGCTCTCAACATCATCGGTGATGACGGGAAACCGCTCGACATGAAGTTCTATAAGACTCGTTCACAACGTATTTGCTACAAGATGACCAAGGAATACGGACTCTACTTCGCCAAGGACAAGAAGAACGTCAACCGCTCTGCGCTGAAGGGCAAGGACAAGTTGAAGTACCAGGTGGCTGATGCAGCAATGCCTCTGCTCGGAAAGTGCAAGTCATTGAAGGAGTTCCGCGAGGCTCTTGCCAAGCAGGGCATCAAAACTACCATCGTTCCGACAAGAGACGGCAAGGGACTCGGTATCGTTTACACCATTACCGATAAGAGATTCTCCATTGGTGGTGCCAAATGCGACCAGTCCCTGAAGTTCTCTGCTCTGGAGAAGGTTCTGGATGTCAGCGATGACGAGGATGTTCGGATGTACCGTGGCGGTCAGTACACCCGACCTGCAGAGGGTAAACTGACTGAACGCTTGTCTGATGACCAAACATTTGAGCAGGTCTATGGCGATGATTTCTCAGATAACGCCAAAGAGATGTCATACGAGGAATTTGTGAAAGAGCGTGAGAAGGATTGGAGCGACCCTGCGGATGCATTTGATATGAACAACACTTCCGCTCCACATGAGGACAGCCATTTTGCTTCCAACATCGCAGCCGCCGCCGTTGAACTGGCTACCGGCGGCACTCAGATAGCGCCATCTTCAGGTGGTGGCGGTGGCAACGATGACGAATGGTGGGAGCGCGAACGCCAGAGAGCCAGACAGAATGAATTTCAGCCGAGACGAAAAGGACGGCACTAATCATAGAGTAAGTAAATCTAACAGAATACAATATGTCACACACAAGAAGCAAGTCCAAGAAGGACTCAATGAATGCGCTTGCAAACATGGGCGCGAATATGTCTGCTATGCTGTCAGGTACTTCACCTTTGACAGAAACGCAGTCTGATAATGCGGAGAGTGCTGAGATTGCGGCGGTTGAGATTCCTCAGGCCTCAGTTCCTGCAAATCCGCCAGTTACTAATCCAACTCAGGATGTCCCAGCGCAAAGGGCAGAAAGTGCAGAGGGCAATGGGGGTGTTGAAATGCCACCCCCTTCAGTGCATGAGGGAGAGTCTGAAACGGGCACCCACATACCTGTTGAAGTTAACATTGACATTGAGAAGACTCAGGGCAATGCTATTTACAGTTCATTGCTCGGACTTCAGAACACTTTGGATAATTTCCAGCTCGATGTCAAGCAGGACTCACTTCGGGAGGTAGTCTATGAGGCCATCAAGGATGCTGTCGAGGAACACCTGACTGAAGGTGACAAGGCACAACTGGAGAAGGAAGAGAAACTTCGGGCAGAGGGAAAGCCTGCAACTGCTTTTGAAGCCTATCAAATGACGACTCAACGCAATACGGATGCCATCAACAAGTTCAACCACAACAGTGATGTCATCAAGAAGCAATACAAGAATATCTCAGACCTTTTGTGTGAACTCCTTGGCAGGGCGAATCTCTTTCCATACGAAAAACCTAAGTTCAAGGATGAGAGCGGACACATATTGCTGAACTCGCTGTATCTGTACCCTTGGTATTGCTTCAAATGCTTCTACTCCAGCAAGCATGTCCGAGGGTTCTTCAAGACTGTCGCATGGTCTATCTGGCTGATTAGCCTCGGACTTCTGTTCTTCATCGCCCGAGACAATGCCATCCTTCAGAAACAGCAGAACATCAACCGCTATGTTCATGCGTACTTCAGCGACAATGCCGAGGTCATGATGGAGCTTGAAGGTATAGACCTCATGTTTTCTGACCAGAAAATCAAGCCTATTCCTGTCAAAGAGTACCGTGAGTACATGAAGGAATGTAAAAAAGAGGCAAAATCAAAAGGTAAAAAGCAAAAGTGATCTCTGGTTTCACCTTTCCCTCCTGTTAATACATTGGCAATAGTCAGTTGTAGCGAGTTGTTTTAATCATCTGTTGTTCCCCAGCATGAATTCTGTAGGGTATTTCGTAAACAATTAAGAGGGTGTGTCAATTTGAACACACCCTCATTAACGTAGATGAACAATACTATCTTTTGATTATCTTCACAGTTGCAAGACGTTTATTATCTGCATTCACATTTACAAGATAGACACCAGGAACTAATGACTGACAATTGTAGCTCTGTGTATATGATGTAGATTTGACAGCATTCTTTTCTGTCATATAGTTACGACCAGACACATCAAAAACATCAGTTGATATGACATTGTAGTCATTGGCATTTCTTATTGTTACAGTGAACTGTTCCGTAACGATACGAGGATACACCTCAACCTCACCTCCTGAATCTGTAACGACATCTTCAATCCCGTTAGGAGTTATAAACGTTATTGATGTTTCTGCCTCAGTCTTCAGATTCTCCACATAGCCCAACGAGTCTGTTGCAACAGAGAAGAACGCGTATTTGTCACCAGCAATGCCATGAACATACGCTGATGATTCGGAAGTCTTTTCTTTCCAAAGATTGAATGCACCTCCATTCTTTGCGCAATATACATCATAGTATTTGATGCCTGCTCCTTGGTCAACGCCTGTCCATTCAACCAAAATAGAATCTTGGTCTGTTGTTTGAGGCAAGCCAATTACCCAACTTGTTGGCGCACTATTGTCTATTGTATGGCTCGTAATGTTAGTCGCTATTTCATCGTTAAAGTCAAAGAAGATATGAGCCTGATTGTTAATAGTGTATCCATCAACAACATTATCCTTCAACTTAACACGATAGGAGAAATGACCTTCGCCAACGTGTGTGCTGTCATTGGGAGGTAAAAAGCCGGCAAAGACATCTTGTGTCGGTTCATTGGTCAAAGTATCAAGAGAGGAATAGACAACCGTAATAACTCGGCTGTCAATGTCAAGTTTCATGCCAGTCTTCAATATTAAGTCGTTGTCTGGTCGCATGTCGGTATATACTGTTGTTTCAACCATTCCAGTGGGAATGTCAACAACAGTATTTGAAACCTCAGAACCTGTGAATTCAAAGGTTGACAAGTCAAATGCCACATCGAGCGTGTCAATCACCGTAACAGTTTGTGCTGCCAATTGTGCCTTTTCTGCATCATTTTCAAAATAGATGGAATACTCCATCATTTCACCAGGTTTAACACATGCTTTCCCTCCTGCACCCTTGATACCCACTTTTTCGTTTGGATCCCAAGATGAGGCGGTAGAAGTGCTTTCGTCATCGTCATCACCTGGTGTATAAGGTTCAACAGTGATTACCACATCGTCTTCTGCTTCATTTTCTGAGGAAGATGGAGTACGGAGGCTTCTTGCATTACCACCGCCTTCTGTTTGGATTCTGAAAGTCAATCGATGCTTACCTACACCCAAAGAAATCGAACCATTTTCAGAAGTGGAAAATACTGATTTCGCTTTTTCCCAATAGTATGATAGCGTCTTACCATTGTCTCTTGTTACTTTTCCATACAATGTAACACTTGTCTCTTTTTGACCCTTTTGTAGTTTTACTACTCTGTCATCTCCAGCACTACATGCTAATTTGGGATTTTTGACTCTAACGGAAACAGTATCTACATTGTTCTTTGCATAGAGTTCCCCCCTGGCTAACTTGATAGTTCTGTAACTATAATCAAAATCTGAAAAAGGATAGTACATACTCTTAGAACTATTATACCAGTCGCCTAAAAGGAATTCCTTGTCGCACGCAGCAATAAACCATAAAGTGCAATTTATAAAATCTTTGTCTTTATTATTCCCTGCCAGTTTGTCCCAAAGAGAAGATGAGATTGTGAATTCTATATCAGACTTTCTATCCTTACCATCTGATGATATATCACAATAATCGCTATTATAACCTAAAATATACAAATCTGTATTTGCTATTATCTGGCTGAATCCTTCTTTATCTTTACTATATGAATAGTTGGAAGAATTTTCACTATTTGTGATGAAAAGAGTATTAGCTGCTATCGGTTGAACAGCATTAACCCTCACATTAAGCGGTATTGTAGCATTATCAGC